AATAGAAGTAGGTGCAAGAATCCGCTTTGGAACTATGAATGATGATCCTAAAGAGGAATATCTTAAATTCACGCCAATCGTTCACGAAGGTGAAAAATGCGTGTTAATGTCCTGGCAAGATGTTTGCTGGGTAGAATAGGGGAAAAAATGTATAGTACATTACGCAAAATTTGGGATAGATTACAAGCCATTTGGAAATGGATGCAAGACCAAGTAGAGCCTGAGCCTGTAAAACCATCTAATGCGTGGCATTTCCCTGTTAATGACGAAATTAAACGTAAACCAAGCCTTAAAAAGGCTACAACTAGGAGCAAAACCATGCCTCTCAAAAAATCAGCCAGCAAAGCAGCATTTAAGTCAAACATTAAAGCCGAAGTAGAAGCTGGTAAGCCAGTAAAGCAAGCTGTTGCAATCGCATATAGCGAGAAACGTGCTGCAACTAAGAAAACCAAAGCTAAGAGAGTATAAGAATGATTACTTTTACAATACAACAAGTAAACGAATTGCTACAAGCATTAGGACAATTACCTTATGTGTATAGCAAGAACCTCATAGATGGTATTAACGCTATTGCTCAAGCTCAGATGGATGTTGCAAAAAAACAACAGTCTGATGAGATTAAAGAGCCTGATATTTCACAATCATAAGTGTTGTAAAAAAACAACATAATCAAATACATGGAAATTGAGTCAAAAAAAGTAGGTGCGCCTCTTGGTAATAAAAACAATACCAAGAATAAGCTGTTCTTTGATCAAATTAAAAGGCACTTGACTCAGAATCCACAAAAGCTAGAAAAGATTGTTGAAACTCTTGTTGATTCTGCTCAAGAGGGTGAAGCATGGGCTGTCAAAGAGATTATGGACAGAGTTGACGGCAAAGCTCATCAATCTACAAGCATAGAAGATGCAGAAGGTAATAACTTGATACAAGCTATTGAAGTCAGGTTTATAAAGCCAAGTGAGTGAAATCACACCAGAAATTAGGAAAGCAGTTAGTGCGGTTGATTTTCCAATCAAGCTACAGTTTCTATTCGAGCCATCACGCTTTAAAGTGGCCCATGGTGGGCGAGGGTCTGGAAAATCTTGGGGATATGCCAGGGCTTTGCTTGTAATAGGTGTTAAAAAAACAATTAGAGTTCTTTGTGCTCGTGAGTTTCAAAATTCTATTGCTCAATCTGTTCATAGATTATTGGCAGACCAAATCATAGCTATGAAACTAGAGTCATTTTATGAAGTTACTCAAAACCAAATTAGAGGCAAAAATGGCACAGAATTTAACTTTGTAGGCTTAAAAAACAATCCAGCAAATATAAAATCTTATGAGGGAAGCACTCACGTTTGGATAGAAGAATCGCAAACCGTAAGTGATCGAAGTCTTGAAATTCTTATTCCTACAATAAGAACGCCTGATTCAGAAATATGGATTACATTCAATCCTGAGCTAGAAACTGACCCTGTATATCAGCGATATGTATTAAATCCACCTGATAACTGCAAAACAGTCAAAGTTAACTGGCAAGACAATCCTTGGTTTCCTGATGTTTTAAGACTTGAAAAAGATGCTCTTTTTAGTAGAGATAGGCAAGCCTACAACACCGTTTGGGAAGGTTTATGCCGTCAGACGGTAGATGGTGCTGTATTTGCCAAAGAAGTCACTCTGGCTGAACTAGATGGAAGGATTTGCAATGTACCTTACGATCCAATTAAGCCTGTTCACGCTGTATTTGATTTGGGCTGGGCAGATGCTACTGCTATTTGGTTTGTTCAGTTTATTGCTCAAGAAGTAAGGCTTATACGCTATTACGAGGATAATCAACAGACAATTGCTCATTATCTTGCTAAAATACAGTCCTATGGATACATTATCGACACTATTTGGTTGCCACATGATGCTGGTAACAAAACTTTGGCCTCACATGGCAAAAGTATCGAAGAAATCGTCAGAGCTAGTAACTACAACACAAGAGTTATTGAACGCACACCTATCGTTGATTCGATCAATGCTGCACGAATGATGTTTAACAAGTGCTGGTTTGACCGCACGAATACGCACGAAGGCTTGCAATGCCTTAGACACTATAGATATGACGTTGACCCAGACACCAAGCAATTTAGCCAAAAACCATTACACGACAACTACAGCCACGGAGCAGATGCTTTCCGTTACATCGGCCTTATGGTTAACGAGCCAAGAAAAGCAGCAAAACCCAAAACTTATCAACTACCGTCAAGTTGGATGGGGTAAAATGTGTAGTAAAAATACTACAGTTGGCTTAAAATCAGCCAAATACTAAGGAATCCCTATGGCATACGATAGCGTTGCAGACTCTCAATCAGACGGCAGAATTGAAGAAGCTAAACAGTTTCTACGTCTTTGTAACGATTCAGATAGCAACAATCGTGCCGAAGCTCTTGACGATGTAAGGTTTGCGGCTGGTGATCAATGGCCTGTAGATGTACAAAACAGTCGTGTATTAGAAGCTCGCCCATGCTTGACAATTAATAAGCTAGATGCTTATGTACGTCAAATCTGTAATCAGCAACGTCAACAACGCCCACGCATTAAAGTGCATGGCATGAACAATGAGTCAGATGCCAAAGTAGCTGAGATCATTACAGGCATCACTAGGCATATTGAAAACCAATCTGATGCTGACCAGGCGTATGACCATGCGTTTGAATATTGCGTAAAGATGGGTTGGGGCTACTGGCGTGTCACTACAGACTATATTAAGGATGATAGCTTTGACCAAGAAATCTACATTAAGCGCATTGAAAATCCTTTTAGCGTTTATTTTGACCCTAATTCTGTTCAACCAGACGGCAGCGATGCTGAAAAGTGCCTTGTTACAACAGTTGTTAGTAAAGCCGTGTTCCGCAAAATGTATCCCGATGCCGATGACGTACAGGGATTTTCCAGTAGAGGAACAGGCGATACGGAGTCGGAATGGGTTACAAAGGAAGATATACGCATAGCTGAGTATTTCTATACTGAGCGTGAGAAAGCAATGATTATTCAGCTTTCAGACGGCACTACAGGCTATAGCGATGAAATGCCATCTAAAGAAGTGTTGGCTTCCGCAGGAATTACAGTCATTGATAAGCGTGATACTTGGCGTAAAAAGATCAAATGGTGCAAGCTAACAGCTATGCAAATCCTTGAAGAAGGCGAATGGGCTGGTAAATACATCCCAATCGTGCCTGTATATGGTCAAGAAGTCAGAGTTGATGACAAGCATAAGAAGTTTGGTTTAGTGCGTATGGCTAAAGACCCACAACGTATGTATAACTACTGGGCTACTGCTCTGACTGAAACTGTAGCATTAGCTCCTAAAGCTAAATGGTTGCTTGCTGAAGGTCAAGACGAAGGCCACGAAAACGAATGGGCAATGGCTAATATTAAAGCTATGCCTGTATTGCGTTACAAGCAAACTGACACAGAAGGCAGAACAGCACCAACGCCTGTAAGATTGCAGCCTGAACCACCACCAGCAGGTGTTATGTCAGCATTACAAGGCATGAACCAAGATTTAATGGCTGTAGTAGGTATCTTTGATCCTGGACAATTGCCACAAGGACAACAATCAGGCAAAGCATTACAAGGTCAACAGCAACAAGCTGATATGACTAACTTTCACTACTATGACAATCTGACTCGCTCAATACGTCATACAGGTCGAATTATTCTTGATCTAATCCCTAAAATCTATGACCGTCAACGTGTAATGCGTATTATTGGCGATGATGGTAAGCCTGACATGGTTACTATTAACGAGCAAGGTCAAGACGAACAAGGCGTGTCTAAGGTCTTAAACGATGTAACTGTAGGCGAATATGACGTAGTAATGGAAACAGGCCCTGGCTACAATTCTAAACGTCAAGAAGCCGTAGATTCTATGATGGGCTTATTAGGTGCTGATCCTACATTGATGCAAACTGCTGGCGATCTAATCTTCCGCAACATGGACTTTCCAGGCGCAGAAATCATTGCAGACAGACTTGCAGCATCTAATCCTATGGCGCAAATTGACGATAAGTCACCAATTCCACCACAAGTACAGATGCAGTTGGCTCAGAGCAAACAACAGATTCAACAGCTTCAGCAACAAATTCAAGCTGAAGAAATGGATAAGAAATATCGTGCTACTGTTCAACAGCAAGTACAAGAAGCTGAAACTCAGCGTGAGAAGATGCGTTTAGATGTTAAGCGTGAAGATACTCAAATGCGTACTGATACACAAGCGCATGACACAGTTATTAAGACTCAGACTCAATTAGAAGTAGAGCAGTTAAAAGCGCAAGTAGCTATCTTGCTTGCAAATATGGATCATAAACAAGCTGAATTAGCTAACGCAGAAACTAC